GTCAATTGTAAAGTATTGATTCATTGCACTCACAACTTGACTTTTTATTTCGCTGACACTGGCAGTACTTGCAGTATTTTTAACACATTTAATAGTTGCTTGTAGTTCAATTGGTGCCTTAGTACCAAATAATGGTTTAAATGAAACACTGTTTAATATAATGTTGTCAGAAATCATTTTGTATTGATCTAACGTGCTATAACTGGTTGTAAGTTCATCTATAGTTGGCTTTGCTGGTTCAGTTATAGTTCCTGTACTGTCACGTATATAGTTTTGATAGGCAATGTAATATGATTGTGTAATCAAATATAAGTCAATGATGTTTGTAGTACCTGGATCAATACGTCTACTCAACGGAGCGTTATGTCTATATTGAAAGTACAGTCCTTGTCGACCAACATAAGTTTCGTAGCCAGTGACTACCGCAATTGTCCTTACACCTTCGTAATCAACAGTTAGTTGATAAAACTTTTTATCAGTGTAAGCATAAAATACCTGTTTGTCTGCGTACTCGCTCTTTACTAGTTCTATTGCATCTTTTGTTGCAATAGATCCGACCACTACATTAGCAGCCAGAGGCAAATATCTTTCTAAATTGTCAAAGTCAACTGTTTGTTGCAGGTAGATTCTTTTGTTGTTAGGATTTACTGTAGGAGCAACAAGATCTGTAAAGTAGTCTGGATTGTCTGGTATTCCATCATTGTCTGAATCTTTGTAACTTATTCTAACTCTAAAGTCATCAACAAATCCATCTGTTTCAACAGGTTGATCGATAATGTCTAATACTTCATCACTGTTCAATGTTGCACTTGAATCTGGTTTGTTATTTGTTTTAAGCACATTGATAAAATCATTTATTACTGTACCTGTTTTTGGATCATACACTTTTTGTGTACCATCATAAAAGAATCTTGTTTCTAACACACTGGCCCAAAAGCGTTGCAGGCTTCTTGAGCTAACAGTATATGTGACTCCATCAGTTGTAAAATCAACTAACCATGAGTTATCAAGTCCTGTACCTGAAGTGTTTTGTGCATTCACTAAGCTGAATGTTATTGCGTTGTTAATATTCGTTGAAGTAATAACATACCAAGTACCTGTGAGATTATCGTATCCTAAACCAAAATTCCTGTACAACTCGATATTTTCACGCATTGTTGTTTCAATTGTAGTTGGTAAGTCGGTAATAAAGTTAGGAATTACTTCAGTTGGTACTGCATTAGTAGGAATAAAATTATTAAGTGTTACAGGTCCAGTGCCATCTGCATTGTTTCCTGTGCCAAAGTTTGTACCGTCTAGCTCTAATGCAGTTACAGTTGCCCATAACACTGTTTTATCTCCAGGCAATGTTGGCGATCCAACTGCTAGTCTATTCGTAGCAGTAAAATATTGTCCTACAGGCGGCGTAAATTTTACCAAGCCACCGAGAGCTATATACTTTTTATTATCACTTGCTTGTGGGCCAACCGGTGCTGGTGCACTAGTTGCTACAAATCTAAAGAATCCGGTTGTTTCATTATTACTTGTTGTACTTTGACTCCAGTTTAAATTTAGAACTGATAAATCAGGACGAGCAAAATTCTCATAATAAAACTCTTGCATGCCGCGACTTGCTAACACCGGCTCGACTTGATTTACAATTACATCTGTAATATCGTTTTGATCAACAAATGTAAAAGTAAAACTAGGAACTGCGGTGTTTTCGTATATTAATCCATCTGATGCAAAAACATTTGTGCTTGAATATTTTCCAGTGATATCTACAAGATCCAAGTACCTACTAGTACCAATTGAGCTGCGATTAACAGCCTTGGACTTGATTATAGTTGAATAAAGTGTATATGGAAAATTGTTGTAGTCTTCTCCGTTGACCATTCTATTTTGTGTGTAATATCTTGCAGGAGCACGTTGTTTAATATCGTTAATATTTTCTCTGTTAGCGGCATTGCTCACTGGTTGTGTTAATGCACAGGTAAAGGTAAGTGTTTCGTTACGACCACTACGGCTGACATAGCCAATTGAAATAGTAACGTTTTGCATTTCATCTTGATTAACAATATAACTTAAACCGTTAGACGCTCTTACATAAGTTCTAAAACTGCCCACCGGAATACTGCTGAAAACACCATCGCCAAAGTTTAAGTTGATTTGATCATTTGTTCTTGATGTAATTGAAAAGTATCTACGTTGCTCTGGAGTAAGTTCTTCCACTGCACCCGAGTAAATGTTTTCAACATAGTCCCATTCGTTCTGAATATTCCCGTTGCTGTCTAGTTGGTATAACCATGTGTCTTCATTGTTAATACCTTCGATATTTACATTTACAACTCTGTTTGATATACGCTCACCTAAATTAAAATCTAAATCTTGCAAACTTCCTTGTTTGAATAAAAAGAAATAACCAGTGTTAGCACTTGCATATCCTTGTTTATCATTTCTATATAATATATTGAACGCACCATTTGGAGCCGGTGATGGCTCATATACAAATGTTTTATTTTGTGATGTAGCACAAACTGCTTCAAAACTCATTGACGTTCCGTTAACTGTGCTGGTAAACGGTATCACTGGCAAAAATCCTTGCAATAAATTTATTGCATACTCATCGGTATCAATCCCAAGTATTGTTTGTGAATTACCTGGACGTCCAAAACGCTGACTATTGTCTAATGCGGCATTAACAATTACTGTAAACTGTTCTAACCAATTTGCATTAGTAGTGTCGTTCCAATTTACTGTGATATTAGAAAGATTCACGCCAGTAAAATCAACTACACCTTCTGTGGTGCTGATGCTTTGTACTTTTAAAAATCCTTGTGCGGCGGTGTTACGCTTTGGTGTATAACTTACTAGTTCAGCTAATCTGTTGACACTATCTCTACGTTCAGCAGTGTCGATAAAATTCTCTCTTGTGTTTAGGTCATTTCTAAAACTACCTGCTTGGCCCATAAATGCAATCACGTCAAGTAGTGCGATAAATTCACTTGATTCAATGTAGTCGTTAAAACTTTCTGGGTAGTATAGACGTATATAATCTATAAAACTTTTACGCAGTGTTTCAAAATCATAACTTTGAAAGTCTGCTTCACGATATGTTTGGTAGATTCTCTTCCAATCTTCAACACCAAATATACTAGTTTGTCTTGTAGTCTTAGCCATGTGTATTTCCCTTACCTAGTATTTATCTATAAAATAAACTACGTAGTTTATACTAGACGTCTGAGAACGCGGCTCGTTGTGTTTGATTATCAAAAAACACAGTTAAACTGTTTGCATCTTGCCCTGCAATTGTTTGCACTTCAAGTTCACATAAAAATCCATTTTCCTGTGCAAATACATTGATGTCTGATATTTCTATTCTTGGATCTTGAGCAACCACACGTTGTAATTCATTTATAATTGCTTTTGATGTTGATGCATTTTGTGGTTCAAATATTAAACTCCACATTGATGTACCCACATCTGGCCTCCCTGGCATTTCTCCTTGCCTGATGTTGAGTGCATTCAATAAGTCTACCTTAATGAGTTCAAAATCAGTAAGGGTATAATTTTTATATCTGCCTACTGTGCTATATCCAATTATTGATGCCATAACGTATTTATGTTTCTATTCCTGTGACTTTTTGACTAGCAATAACTGACTGTACTGCTGTATCTATTTCTTTTCTTATCACAGTACCAGTTGTTCCAAGTGTGCCAGTGGTAAAACCTTGTATTTCACTGCTAATTTTTTGTGTAGTAAGATTGACTGCATACTGCCCGCCCTTAACTAATTCATTCATTTGTCCTGCAGTGATGTTTCCGCTATTAGCACCGTTAAAGGTTTTGCCTAGTATTGCACTACCTTGCGTCCATTTCTTGACTGCATCTACTCCAAATTTACTAGCACCGCTCACTAGTCCTGCTAGGTCGGCTTCATTTTCTAAACCTGTCACTATTCCTGCATTTTGTAAACTATTAAGTCCTTTGGTAAACAAATCTGTTTTGGTTAAGTCTTGTATTGCTTCATTGTTTAAAAAATCGCTAACTCCGTTTATGCCTTGATTTCCGCTCCACACACTTGAACTGCTTAACACAGTGTTTAGATTTGAAGTAGCATCTTTGAGGAAGAAGTCAGCAGTACCAGGTTTTAAGAATCCTGCAGTCTCAAGCTCAGGTGCACTAAAGCCAAATTTTCCAACACCGACTGTGTTTGATATTTCATTGAATCCTTGTGGCACTTCTTTACTTGCTTGTGCTAACATGCCAGTAACTTTTTCTGGAGCAATCTTTCCAACATTGCTTTTTGCAGCATCTTGTGCTTCGTAGTCACCTTTTTCAATCTTTTTGATTTCTGTGTTTTCTGTGTTATCAACTGCGTCTTGTGTCTTTTTATCCAACGGCACAGTTTCACTTGTACTAGCCAAATTAGTGGTTGTGTTTACTCCAGTGCCTCTTTCTGCATAAGGTTCGTGTGTAGGAGCACGAGTAACTATAGTTTCTATTGCAGCCGGTTCTGGTATCCATCCTTGTTGAGGACTAAATGCAGTGTCAGGCAATCTGCGTTTTGGAATTTCTTGTACTTTAGGAACATCCGGAGCTGAACCACTATTAAGTTTTATACATCCTGCTTCTAGGGTAAGTCCTGACCCTGCTCCCCAACTGCCTGTGTTGCTTTTTAGCATCAATGATGCGTCACTTTTTAAGCCTATCATGCTTTTACTGTAGGCAAGTAAACTGTTTGTTCCTGTTAGGTTTAAACTAGAACTTTCTAAACTCATTGAACCTTTAGCATGCATGTTAATACTTCCATTT